CCCCAGGATGCCGACGCGGACGGCGCGGAGCGTCTCCTCGCTGGCGCCGGCGGCACGGCCGGCGGCATCGGCGTCGCGGGCGGCAGCCTCGCGGGCGCGGCGCGCCTCCTCCTCGCGGATCTTCGCCTCGCGCTCGATGTCGACCTTGGCGGCGCTGGTCGCGTCCTTCACCGCCTTGGCGAGGCGCGATAGCTCCAGCGTCGACAGCTCCTCCTCCGCCTCGCCGGTCAGGTGCGGCATCAGCGCGCGGGTGGTGACCGAGGTGAGGAGCTGGATCATCATCCGGCCCTGGTGGTCGTCGGCGGCGCCGAACTCGCGCCCGAACGCCTCGGCGACCGAGCGCATGTCGCGCTGCTGGCGGGCGAGCTCGGCGAAGTTCTGGGTGTAGCGGCCTACCGACGAGCGCGAGACGGCGCCGCCCATCTCGCGGATCAGCTCGACGATCTCGTCGATGGTGGCGCCGTCGTCGATCGCGCGCAGCACGGCGGCGCGGATCGCGGGATCGAGCGCGTCGATCGCGGACTTGCCCATCAGCCGCGCGCCGTGCCCGCGGGCCGGCCGGTCTTGTGGCGGCCGACGCCGTCGACGCGCAGGCGCCCGGCGGCGGCGTCGCAGCCATCGGGGAGGATACGCCCGATGAGGTAGGGGCCGAGCTCCTCGACCTCGACCAGCCCCTGTTCGGCCAGCCAGCGCATCTCGTCGGCGATGTCGCGGCGCGCCTGGCGGTGGCCGAGCGCGACGAGCTGCATGGCGAGCGTGTCGTCGGACATCTCGCCGCCGACCTCGTCCAGGAAGTCCAGGATCGCGCGGCGGACGACGGGGAGGATGACGGACGGGATCACCGGCGCCGATCCATGTGGTTCTCGATCAGCGTGTGGAGGTAGGTGTTCTGGGTGGTGAGCGAGCTGCTGATCGCCTCCGCCTGGACCTCGACGCCGCGGATGCGCTGCGCCATCGTCGACAGCTCGATCTGGAGGTTCTGCCGCGAGGGCGCCTGGCGGCACTCGTCCTCGACCAGCGCGATGCGCTTATCGAGGTTCGCCATCGTCTTGGAACCGGTGTCGAGCCGGTCGTCGTGCTCGTCCATCTTGTCGGCGAGCCGCGTCTCGGCGGCGGCGAGGTCCTGCTTGGTCGGGAATTGCGTCTTGAGCCACAGGAAGCCGGCGCCGGTGACCAGCGGCAGCAGCACGACCGCGATCGGCCAGATGGTTCGGATGAATTCGAGCACTTCTGCCTCGGTCGCGACGGTCGATCCGTCGTGGACGAGGGGGCGCTAGGCGGGCCGCTTCCGCGCGCGGCCTCGCCCTCGACTAGCTGTCGGAGAAGAGGCGCAATTGTCGCGGGTCGGCGCCGGCGCGCGGCAGGCGAAGCGGCGCGGCGTCGCTGCCTTCATCGGTCGCGTTGACGAGATGCGCAAGATAGGTGCGGCTGGTGCCGAGCAGCTTGGCGGCGGCGGCGCCGGTCATCTCCCTGGCGCGAACCGCGGCGAGGACGGGCGCGCGGCGCGCGCGGGCAAGCGCGGTGCGGCCGACCGGCACCCAGTACCAATTGCCGCCGTAGACGTGCGCCAGCGTCGCGATCGCGTCGTCACCGAGGAAGTCGGCGAAGGGGCTGATCTTGACGTCCTTGGGCATCCAGATGCGCTGCCCGCCGAAGCGCGCGACCAGCTGGAGCGTGTCGAAGGCGCCGATGTGGTCGGCCATCTCCTGCATCTGCTCGGTCCAGCCCGGCCCGACCGAGACGTCGGCCGGGATCGGCAGCGCGTCCGCGGCGATCGAGGCGGGCGTCGCGGTCACCGGCGCCCGGCCTCGCGCCGCCACCGCTTGCCGAGCGCGCGGATCGCCGCGTCCCACTGGCGCGCGTCGGTCGGGGCCGGGGTGCCCGCGGCGGCGAGCAGCGCCGTCTCCAGCGTGTCAGCAGCGGTCGTGCGGAGGCGTTCCCACAGCGCCGCCACCACCGCGCGGCGATCGGCGAGCGGATCGTGCGCGACGTCCCAGGCGACGCCCTCGCGCGCGGCCCATCCTTTCAGCGCTTCGATCACCGCATGCGCCTGGCGGTGGTCGAGGAAGCGGAGCGCGTCGACGCCCGCCTGGCGGCGGACGAAGGCGTCGAGCGCGCGATCGTTCGGATCGTCGACGGCACCCAGCCAGTAGAGCGTCCACCACAACGCCCGCACCTTGCCGGCAACCGCGCGCGGCTCGCCGCCATGGCGGCCGCGGTTGAGCCGGTCGAGCACGCGGCCGAGGTCGGCGACGTCCATGTCGGCGAGCGACGCCTTGCCGGTAATCTCCGCCTGGAGCGCGCGGCGATCGTCGTCGGCGAGGCCCTGGCGCTGGCACGCCGCGCGGACGGCACCGATCATCCGGCGGCGGCGATCGGGCGCGGCGCGGGCGGCGGCGGTCACGACAGCGCCTCGCGCAGGCGGGCGAGCTTCGCTTCCGCCGCCTCGGCGCGCGCGATCGCGGCGTCGCGCTCGGCGGCGACCTCCTTGCCGCGATCGGGGCGGACGAGGTCGACGAGGCGGGCGAGGAGGTCCTCGACCGTGTCGGCGGGCGAGGTCGCGGGCGTGGCGGCGGTACCTAGCTCGATCAGCTCGATCGCGGCGCGACCGAGTGGGATCGACGCGGCGGCGGCGCGCTCCTCGATCGCGTGCAGCACCGCGCCCTCCGCGGGGATGGTGACGGCGCGGCGGTCGGCGGTGGCGGGGGCGGTCATGCGGGGTTCCTCGATCGGAGCGGGATGAGCCGGGATCGGCGCGGGCGCGGCTCCGGCGCGCTCGAAGGGGTGGCGGCGACCGTCGCGGCAGAAGCCGCAGCGCCCGCCGACCAGGCGCGGCATGTCCTCGCCGCATTCCTCGCACTCGCCGGCGACGCCGGGATCGAGCACGGGCGCGACGCGGGCGAGGCCGCGCGCGACGTGCTCGGCCTCGATGGCGGCGGCCATGTCGGCGAGGTCGGGCATCAGCCGCGCTCCTCGGCGAGCAGCCGATCGGTGAAGGCGCGGAAGTCGGCGTCGGCGGCGCGAAGCGCGGCAGCGCGGGCGAGCGAATAGTGGATGGTGCCGTGATCGCGCCCGCCGAGCCGCGCGCCGATCGCGCGCAAGCTCGAGCCGTGCGCCTCGCGCGCCACCCAGGCGGCGGCGTGGCGGAGCCGGACGAGCGCCGCGTGCCGCCGCTCGCCGGTGAGCTGCGCGACCGGCACCTCCCCCGCCGCCGCGACGCGGTCGACGACGCGGGCGATCGGCGACAGCGCGGTCACTGGAGCGTGCTCACGATCGGCATCCGCATGCCGGCGGCGATGGCGGGCGGCAGCAGGTCGACCAGGCGGTCGGCGAGCCGATCGAGCATCCGATCGGACAGCGACGCAGTGAGCGTCGTGCCGTCGGCATGGCGGAGCGCGATCACGATCCGCACGTCGTCGGCGTCGCCGTCGACGCCGATCGCGATCCCCGCCGCCTGGTGATGCGGCGTGTCGTCGGCGATCTGCGCGACCGCGCAGGTGAAGCCGGACAGGTCGAGGCCTCCGGCGCGCATCACTGCGTCGCCACGGGCTGGCGGGCGCGGCGGGCGAGCCCGGCGAGGTCGCGAACCTGGTCGTCGATCGCGTCGCACAGGCCGCCGAGCGCGGTGCGGGCGGAGAAGCCGGCGCGCTCGTCCTCGCCGGCGTCGCGCGCGGCGGCCTCCAGCTTGCGGCGGAGCACCTCCAGATCGGCGCGGCCGTAGCTCTGCTTCCCGGCGATCGCGGCGGAGACGTCCGCCACCATGTTCTGCAAGTCGCGTGAAACGGGCATGTCAGTCCTCCTCGTGGGGTCGATCGGTGTTGTTGGGGCAGCCGGGGCAGACCCGGTCGTGGTCGATCTGCATGGGATTGCGCGGCGGCCCCTTGCGGCGGCGGAAGCGCAGGCAGGTCTTGAGCTGGATGGTGCCGTAGAGCGGGCAGCCGACCTCCTCGGCGCCGAAGGTCGCGCGGACGAGCCGCTCGGCCTCCTCGTAGCTGCCGGCGTAGCTGCGGTTGACGACGCGGCTGACGTAGCCGCCCGACATGCCTAGCCGGTCGGCGGCGGCGCGCTGGCTGGTGCGGTCGCACGCGTCGGCGAGGAGCAGCACCCAGGCGGGCGCGGCGGGCGCCCAGGCGATCACCGCTTTGTCGCGGTTATTAAGGTTACCCGACATGGTTAACCCTCCCCCCCGTCCGCGAGGGGGTCGGAGGAGCGCCGCCGCAGCGACACCGCCGAGGGGGAGATGTCGACGCGGGCGCCGCTGTTGCCGTCGACCAGCTCGCGCTGGACACCGGCGTCGGTCACCCGGCGCTGGACCAGCGGCGGCCGCGGGCCGGTGTCGCGGACCAGGCGATAGGTCGACCAGGTGCGCGCGGCGCCGCGGTTGCGGACGGTCTGGCGCAAGTAGCCGGCACGGCGGAGCACGTTGACCAGCTCCTCGGTCGCGCGGCGGCTGGCGTCGGCGCTCATCATCAGCGTCGGCACGTCGAAGCCGTGGCGGTTGAGGACGCGCATCGCCCGCCACAGCCGGGCGCGGACGGGAACGACG